AGCAACCTTATTAACCGCTTCAACGGTTGCGTTAGCGACTGTAGATTGCTCTTTAATAGCTTTAGTAGGCTTACCTTGGTTCTCATTAAGTACTTTAAAAAAATTAGCCAATGCTTGTTCAGCAGATACCCCAGCAGTTTGAACACTATTTAAAGCCGTTGTAACCGCATTTACACCAGTGGCTGAAACTTCAATACTGATTTTTGGATTGTCTGCCATCATCATTTTGTTTCATTCTCCAGTTCAAGCATAGTACGGTCTATCTTCATTATAAGGCTTAATTCCAAATGGTTTAATTTACCGCCAAACATGGTATTGTACGCCAATAACTCACTCCATTTAATCGGAGCTACCCCCATGCCGTAATCACGCCCATGTATTGCTATTTCTTCGTGATACTCAAACAAGTAACTATAAAGGCAAGGGGGAGGGGTTAGCTCTTTCGGCATAACCCCCGACCGTTGCCAAATGGAATGTAACGCTTGCCCGATAGTGTGCGGTGATTTAGGGCTAGATTTTTGCCGTAACCCATGCAACCACTTACCGTATTGTATTATTTCTTTTTCGTAGTTACTGTTGGCTGTTGCAAAAAATTAGACTGTTCACCAACAAAGCCCACAAGCTGTGCTAACACAAAGTTAAACGTAGGGTCTTCTACCCATTGCTCTAATAATTCAAAACTAAACCGTTCAACAACGGTTTTACCTTCCCCATCGAGCGTATCAACTTCTACATATTCTACTACTTCTTTAATAGATTGAAAGTATACCTTGTCTGTATCTAAATCACCAGCAGACGTGCAGAACTCCTCAAACGAGAGTTTCTTATCCGCTAGTTGTTCTCTTTGGCTACCTAGGTATTCAGAATATGCACCAACCTGTTTCGTTTTTTTAGCTAAATTACCCCACTTAACAGAATCCGTTTTAGGAGCAATCGCAATACGGATACTATCTAAAACAGTACCGTCCTCAAGCGTTGGGGAAAATACAATAGGCTCATTCTTAAAATTTAATCCAACAATACGCATAAATAATCCTCTTAGGCTTTTGTAATTTTTAATGTAGTTGCTTCGGTTGAATCATAAGTAGATTTAAATGAACTACTAACCATTATAGCAGTTTGCCCACCTACTGACAATTCAGCTGAATTTAATTTTGTTTTAAGCATAGCAAATTCATACGAAACAGTGCCGTTATCTACAGTAATAACCAAATCACCTTCAGTTTCATTCAAAAACGCATCAAGGGTTGTTCTATTTTCAAAATAAGTTTCAAAAGTACCCTCAACGCCAATAAACCCTTTAGAAATGCTATCCAATGTATTAGCACCAAGTGTAAAGTTAGACGATAAATTATTGTTAATCGTAAGAGTTATTGCAGTTGCTTTTAAGTTGCTACCATTCCATGCCACTGTGGCTTCAAAGCCAGTATAAGGGGCATTCTTTGCAGATGCAGTTAAGGAAGCATCAAAAGAAGTTGTAGAATACACCACATCCTTTGCAATAACACTACCCGACCCTTTAATAATAGCATCCAAGCCGATATTTAAAGAAACTTGGTTAAACACAAGCCCTTTATACAATCCATATTGCCCAACATCAGTATAACGTGCTTCTAAGTGATAGCTTTTTAACCCTGTGCCGTGTTTCAAAACACCAGAGGAAAAAGCGTTGTTCATTACACCTTGTAGAATCACATCAAAATCAGTAGGGGCAAAATCAAACGCAATCTCCCCAGCAACGTTTTTGTTACCGTGGCGTTGAAACAATCTCTGCCCTGTAACACTAAACGCATCGCTTTCTAGCAACGTTTTAGTGGGGGATATGTTGAATGTAGGGGTAACGTTTAATTCAACCAATGCAGGGGATACAGGAGCTACACCGTAAGTAACTTCCTCTTGAATCCCGACTGAAAAATTAGAACCTTGAGAAACAGGCATTTTTTAAACCTCCATGTATGCGGTAAATGGGATTGATATAGGGGTTAGATAAAAACCTTCTGCTTCTAACCCTGTGTCAATGCTTCCAACTCTTAAAATTATATCATTATTACCAAACGACAACTTTTCACCTTTGGGGAAGCCGTCGAGTATCTCCTGTGCAAAATCCAAATTGCTGTTAATATGGGTGTTTAAAGCACTAAACAGATTAACAAAATAAACGCCGTATACTTCGTTTTTACCATCACGCCCTAAAGTAGCAGATTGAACAATACCTGTTTTTAATGTCGCTTTAATAAATGGTGTCGAAAGTGTAGTATTGCCATATGACAAGTTAGGGTATTGAATAAACGTTGTTGGCTTGCTTGAGGCTAAAACGGTTTGTTCTAACCTTAAGTCAAATTGCCGTGTTAGCTCTTTAAAATTAACTGCCATTATTGAATCCCTTTGTTTTTTACAATAACTCTTGACTGTTTAAAGTATTCACCAGCTTGTTTAACAATAACTCGTATCCACCCTGTTTTACCATGCTTTCGAGAGTAACCATATTCGATTTTAGTCATATACTCACACGCCGTAGATAAATAAACCCTATCTTTAAGTGTAATCTTGGCTAATTGCGTGCCTATCTGTGGGGCTTCTGCTACTGATTGCCCCTTTTCAACAGCTATAGGGGGGGATGGATGACTACCTATTTCGTTAATACTCTTCCACCATGACGCACGAGCAAACCCTGTATCCACTGGCGTTTCTTCAATGATTTTGTTAAACATCTCATCAACACCTAGGGCATAAATAGCGTTAGCTTGGTTGAATGTGTCCGTAACCTTTGCTTGGAATTGAGCTTTAAAATCCATATAAACTCCAAAAGGGGGCATTACACCCCCTTTTATTTAAGGATAAACTAAACAGTAACAGTGGCTAAATACCCAAACTCTGGGTATACTAGTTGATAACCCATTACTGCTTCTGCAATAATAGAATCTTGACCATAACCCGTTTTATTAGGGTCGTAAGATTTACGAATACTAATTGGAAATGGAATAGATGCAGTTAAGCCATTACTATAACCGCTATCGATACGACTTCCCGATAATGCAGGGGCATTTTTAAATAGTCCTACACCCAATGTATTTGCTACTGTATTACCAACAATATTAGTATCACTCAAGTGTGCTAATAAAAAGTATTGACCACTAGAAACAACGTTAGTGTTAGATGCTGTTGCACCAGTTGCACCAGTGTTCCAAGTAGCATCTACTACAATAACATTTTTTAACCCTAACGCAATAGCTAAACGTTGCTCATCAACTAAGCCGTTCATACCTTCGCCAAGACCTACACTACCACCAGCAAAGTTAGATTTAACTTCAAGGTTGTTAATGAGTCTATCAAAAACTTCACCTGTCATAATTGCAGTATTTGCTTTATAGCCACTTTCTTTTTTAACAGCACGTTTATAGGCAATAATGTTGGTAACAGGTGTTGCAGTAGAAACGTTAGACCAATCAATAGTACTTTTATTCCCAGCAGGATACAAAGAAGGATTTAAAAATGTATCACCCATTTTGCGTAGAATTTTTTGGGCAACAATCGTAGAAGCAGACCGAGCGTATCCTAATTCTACTTGTTCAGGCGAAGCATTGTTAAACATTAAATTACCAAGTGCATCCGCTTCTACTCCGTTAATATCAAAACGTTTTGTTAATGAGTTTAATTGATAAGCAACAGGAGTTGTATCAGGCACTGAACCCAAAATGTCTTCATTAAATGCCATATCTTTTAATTCAACACGCCGTGTTTCAGCGATGTTCTGTTTTAAAAAAGCACCTAATGCAGTTGAAACTTCCATAGTGGGAATAACATTTAATACTCTCAAACTATCTTGCTCGATTAAATAATCGGCAGATGCTTGAGTTAAAATAGGACTATAAGTAAGTGATGCGTTCATTAAAACTCTCCCTTATTAAACTACGGAGTCTGCGATGCAGTCCAGTAAAATTGTAACTCTACCACCCGAAGCACCAGCCGTTAAAGCTCTGCCTAAGATGCGATGACCAGTAGTGGCAACAATCGCTAAACCAGCGTTATTTGAACCGACTCTTTGCCCAGCGGTAATAGTACCACCAGCTTGAACTTCAATAACACCGTTAATCTGAACTAAAGCCTGCCCACCAGTTGCCAATGTAGGATGCAACGCAACCCCAACAGCATCTGCACCAGCAGTACCAGCTACTGCCACTGCACCACTAGATAGAACAAGGAATTTACCCACATCTGCCTCTGCAATAGAAGTAGTAGCAGGGAATGAATAGGTATGCCCACTGCCTTTTAAAATAGGTGCCATAATTAAACGCCTCCTTGAGCTTTTAATGCTTTTTCTTTTTCAGCTTTTAATGCTTTTTCATAATCAACTTTTTTCTTTTTACCACCAGCTAACGGCATTTCATCTGCGTCAGAATCAGCAGAACAAGCCATCTTACTTTTAGGTTTTGCACCCAAAGAAATAGCCACCTTGTCTACTTTATCCTGCATCGCTTTTAAGGCACTAACAATTACGTCGTTACCTTTACCGCTAGCCAATAAAACAGGCAACAACTCTGCTTTTACTTCATCCGATAAAGTAATTTCAGATAGTTGTGTTTCAATTTCTGCCTTGCGTTGGGATGTTTGGATAGCCTCAAGCTGTACTTTTAGCTCCCCAACTTCACGCTCTGCTTTTACCTTAGCTTCTGCTAATTCCTGTACAATAACCGCACTTTTTGCATCTAATGCACTTAATACCGTTTCAACAGTAACAGGCGTTGGCTCTGGTTCTGGTTTTGCTTCTGCCTTTTTTTCTAATTCAGAAAGTTGTAAGGCAATCGCTTCTTTTTCTTTTACTAGCGTTTCATTGCTAGCTTGCAAGGCGGACAACTTGGCTTCAAGCTCCTCAATGCGTTGTAATTGCTCTTTTGTTGCCGTCATAGTATCCTCCGATGACAGTTGAGTAACTAATGAAACCGTGCTTAATGGGTTTGCAGGAGCAACCACTAAGCTAAGTTCGTTGATAACTAAATTGGTTACAAGCCGTACGTCTTGTGGCTCGGCGTTCGGGTCTTCCAATGCACGTTCTAACTCTTGTTCGCTAGATACAATCTGCATTGTTCCGCCAAGGCTTAATCCGTTAATACATCCTGTTTGCACAACCTCCCATGCTGTTTCGTCTTCTACTTCAATTTCAACCATCCAACCCTCTGTACAGGTATCAATACCCATACTTCTAGCAATTTCAGTGTTTAGCATAAAAGACTGTACAATTTTGCCACGCACAGGAGCGTCTAACGATTCATGTTGTAATTGCACACGTCCCGACTCTTCGGTAAATTGCTTAACCGCTTTTGCTAAAACATCAAAAGGGATATATCCGCCCTTGCTATCAATAACAGGAACGCCGTATTGCTTGGTAACATTACCCCAGCCGTAAACGGTATTCTTTTTATTGCTTACTGATGCGTTTAATGTAATATCTGTTTGCATAGCAACCTCCCATGATAAAAGTTTATCACTTTTAAAAATGGCGTGCTTTTTACTACATAAACGCCTCTGGTTGAAGCCTGTAGATAGCCACGCATCTACAATTTACCGTATTCTTTGCAGGAGCGGATGGGTCATGTGGATACATGATATTGCCGTAAATGCTTTGGAACGGCTCGTTAATCTGCCTACCATCCTTATTCATGCTTGGGAGGCTTAAATGTGCGTGCCTTGTTCTTCCGTCAGCTTTGGGCAACCAGAACTTTTTATAATCATTCCGTCCAATTCTACCTTCCGCTATAGCATTTTCGTACAAGTGTTGATTTGCCATATTTACCATTCGCAGAGATTCTGTTCTGGCGATTGTTTCCGCACGGTATTTAAGCATTCGTTGCCTGTACCGCTCCACCATCTTTTCTATTTTATCATCCGTTAAATCCACTTTATTTTTGATGCTGTTTAAAATGCTTGAGTCGTACCGCTTATCACGCAACGCACGGTTTAACGCTTGACGGCTACCATCTCTCAAGTTCTTCTCATAATTAGCCAGTGCGGTTTGTTGCGGTGTCGTTAGTCCGATATTGTTTACTATATTTGTAGCGGTAACACGTGGGTTAATGCCTGCAATGCTTCCATCTTTTACCGCTTTACTGATACCTTCAATAATGGCTTGCGTTTCGTTGGTAATTAACTCATTCGTCCATGTATCGACAATCTTCACCAATTCGGGGTTTACCTGATTAAAATAAACGCCTGCAATATCTAGCTTTTTAGCTAGTGCGTTGCCAGTCGTGGTGTAGGTATCAATGATGCTATTCTTTACCGCCGTTAATTCACTTAATAGCTCGCCTTGCTGTAATGCCGTCATGGTTTCTAACGGCAAGCCTTGGGTGATAATAGCCTCAAGTTCTGCAACATCCACGGTACTTTTTATGTTTTTAACCGCCAATAAATAAGCTAAAATAATCGCTCGTTCATGCTTATTGGCTGTTTTTAAAAGCTCGTCCTGTTGTTCACGGTCTTTTTTGCTAATCACAATAAAACCTCTAATTTTAATTGCTTACGGCTTGCTAAATTCTGTGCGTGTTTAATACGTGCCTCTGCTATGGCTAGATA